CCGATGTGTTCGTGAAAGCAAACACACTAGCCAACACCTCAGTCGAGCAACTAGCGGCAGCGTTTACAAGCAAAGCTGGTAACGCACTAAAGACCGTTGGCAAAAGCGTAGAAGAAGGCGCAGCAGCTCTAGCCGTATTCGCCGACCAAGGTATCAAGGGTGAGCGAGCTGGAACGCTACTAACAAACACCATCTTCGGACTAAGCGACAGAGTCGGAGCAGTCCCCGAAAAGTTTGAGGCGCTTGGACTTTCCCTCTATGACACCGAGGGCAACATGAAAAACTTCTCTGAGATTTCGGAGCAGTTTACAGGCGTACTTGGATCAATGACCACCGAGCAAAAGCTTGCAACGCTTTCACAGCTAGGCTTTGGAAAGCAAGCGCGTGAAGGTATCCTAGCGCTAGTTGGTAACAGCGAGGCGTTGGCAGAATACGAAGGCAAGCTAAGAGAAGCCGGTGGCACAGTTGACGAGGTTTCTGGAAAGCAACTAGAAACGTTTAATGCACAGATGGATTTGATGAAGTCTAGGCTGGAAGATGTTGCTATTCAAATCGGTAGCGCATTAGCTCCAAAGTTGCTAGACCTTTTTGAACGTATCAGTCCAATCATTGACCAAGCTGCTCCGGTGTTCCTAGAGCTATTTGGCAAAATCGAGTCAATCCTTACTGATGTATTCCAAGAGATGTCACCGTTGGTGCAGGATGCTTTGCCAAAATTCGAACGTTTGTTCAATCAGCTTCGCGAGCCTATTGGTCAAGTTCTTGAGTTCCTGACAATTCTCGGCAAGGAAGTTCTTGGCATAGTTATCGGGCTGGTCACAAACGAGCAGTTTCTAGCAGCACTTGGATCAATCGGCGAATCGTTTGGAAAGATAGCCAAGCAAGTCGGCGAGCTACTAAAATCTCCCGTAGTTCAGTTCTTGCTGGATCTATTTAGCAACACAATCATTATCGGTCTGAACTTGCTATCAACAACACTTGATGTCGTAGCCGCTACCTTCCAGCGAGTTATTGACGTAATCAACGCTTTCAACCGGACTAGCGTAAAGCAAAAAGACCTAACCACAATCGGTGGTGTCAGCAGTTACACAAAAGACAGTAGATCGCAGACTTACAACCCTTATGGATTTGCCGACGGTGGCATTGTTATGCCTAGAGCCGGTGGCACGCTGGGAGTTATTGGTGAAGCTGGACAAGCCGAGGCAGTCATTCCACTAGACAGGCTAAACCAATTCGTCAACAGCCCAAGCAAGGGCATCAACATAACGGTGAACGCTGGCATGGGTGCAGACGGCACAGACATCGGGCGAAAGATTGTAGAAGAAATCGTGCGCTACGAGCGCGGCTCTGGTCGCGTGTTCGCGAGGGCATAATGGCAACCAACAAAGTCGAAATAGGGTTCGACCTATCAGGGCAACCAGACGCGGAGTTTGCAAAGCTTGACGATGCGTTCTACGGAATCTTAGACGCAGCCCAGACAGTCCTCGGTGGAGCTATCTATCAAGACGTAACCCCTGATGTTTTGGTCTACTCAATCAGCCGAGGCAAGTCACGTCAGCTCGACAAGTACCAATCGGGCAAGGCAAACATTCAGCTAGATAATAATGAGCGCAGTTACGATCCGCTCTACACCGCCAGCCCATACGCAGGGCAGATACTTCCAAAGCGTGAAATAAGAATCACCTCCAACTCCGTCGTGCAGTATCAAGGTGTTATAGATGACTGGGACTTGACCTACCAGCCAAAGGGTAACTCGGTAGCCATCATCAAAGCGTCAGACGGCATCACGCAAATGGCGAACCAATCACTAACGGCAACGACAACCACCGCACAGTTCACAGGTGAGCGCATAGCGGCAATACTCGGTAACGCTGGAGTGCAATGGCCTAACAACTTGCTAGACCTTGAGACAGGCACACAGGCGCTTCAGGCAGATGTCATTAGCGAAGGCACGAACGCACTTAGCTACATCAACTCAATCGCAGACTCCGAGCCAGGTGACTTCTATGTGAGCAAATCCGGCATTGCTACATTCGATGACCGCTTCAAAGTAACCGCTGGCACTCCGCTAACTTTCGCTGACGATGGAACGGGAATCCCGTATCAAGCTTTGGCAGTTGTTTACGGATCAGAGTTGCTTTACAACGAGGTGACAATCACACGCACTGGCGGTGGAACTGCTACGGCTGTGAACTTAGACTCGCAAAAAGACTTCGGTATTTCATCTCTTTCACTTTCCAACCTGCCACTAGACAACGACACAAGCGCAGACAACCTAGCGACTTATCTAGTGTCGGGATACGCGCAGCCAGAGTATCGCTTCGAGTCAATCGAAATAGACATCATTGACCTAGACGAAGCGGTGCAGACACAGATACTTTCGCTTGAAGTGACTGACTTCATTCGCTTGGTGTTCACGCCTAACGATGTCCCACCGGCAATAGATAGATACGCGGAAGTAATAAGAATTGCACAAACCATTACACCGACATCCCACAGGGTAACGCTAGGACTAGCGTCTACCGAATACCAGTTCTTCACTTTGTCAGATGCCATCTTTGGTAGACTTACAAGTGGGAACGCACTTAGCTACTAGGAGATTACATGACCGGCTGGAAACAATGGGCCATCGCTGAAGTCGTAGACGCTGACGAGTTCCAAGCATACCTGCAAGACCAGGTTGTTATGGTGTTCGCAGACGCAGCCGCACGAACGACAGCACTGGGCGCGTCGGTCGCTGAGGGCATGGTTTCCTATCTAGAGGACAGTTCGGCACTCTACTTCTACAATGGCTCTGCGTGGGTTGCAGCGGCTTCTGACGGGGACATTACAGGCGTAACCGCAGGCACAGCTTTGACAGGTGGTGGCACTTCAGGTGATGTCACACTAAACGTTGATTTATCGGCAATCACGATCCCAGCATCACAGCTAAGCGATGTCACCTCAACAGCCGCCGAACTAAACATTCTTGATGGCGTTACCGCAGACGCAACCGAGCTAAACATTCTTGACGGCGTGACCGCAACAACGGCAGAAATAAACTACGTTGATGGCGTTACCTCGGCAATACAAACTCAACTAGACGGACTGGTATCGGAAACTAACGGGGCGGTCACTACGGCAGCCACCGGTTCTAACGTAGTCAGAAACATCACGCTCTCAACCTCAGCACCAACGGGCGGTTCAGACGGAGATGTCTGGCTGGTCTACGAGGTCTAAGTGACAGCGCACGCAAAAATAGGCGGCGTATTCAAAGCCGTTGATACTATCCATTGTCGAGTCGGTGGATCGTGGAAAGAAGTAAACGAGGGCTGGGCAAGAATTTCTGGTAACTGGGAGCAGTTTTATGCAAGCACTCCACCCTTACCACCATTAGTAGTTGATTATGTTTTAGTAGCTGGTGGCGCTGGTGGCGGTGGTGGAGGAGGCGGTGCTGGTGGTTACAAAACTGGTACAGGCTTATCACTAACCGTTGCTTCGGCCTTGACTCTAACTATTGGCGCTGGTGGGTCTGCTGGTCAAGGTGGCGGTACAGGCAATACACCTGGAACTAACGGTTCTAATTCAGTCTACGGTGCGTATACGGCAACAGGCGGCGGCGGTGGCGCTGGTGGAAGTCAAAAAACAGGACTAAGTGGTGGCTCTGGCGGTGGTGGACTATTCCCAGACGGCGGAACCGGTACTTATGCTGGTGGAGCCGGCACAAGCGGTCAGGGGTATGCAGGTGGCTATGGGCAAAGATTGTCAAACGGCGGTGGCGGTGGTGCAACGGCTGTTGGTGGAAATGCAAATGCTACTGGCACAAATAAAGGTGGGCCAGGTGGAGCTGGGTTTAGCTCATCTATTACAGGTTCAACCACTTATTATTCCGGTGGTGGCGGAGGCGTAAGCTGGGCAGCTACGGCTGCAAGCGGAGGCATCGGCGGCGGCGGAGACGGTGCGTATTCGGTTACTGCTGGCGTTCAAGCTGGAACTGTCAATACAGGTGGCGGCGGCGGTGGAAGCTGGAGTGCTGCTGCAGGCGGCGGTTCGGGAGTGTTCATTGTCAAATACCCAAGCGGATACGATCCAACTGCCAGCGTAGGTCTAACTTTTAGTACGGTGACTTCTGGGGATTACAAAATTTCGACATTCACATCTGGAACCGGGACTGTTAGCTTTGATGCCGCTCCTCCACCTCCACCTTCAATCAGCGTGGACTTTTTGGTTGTCGCTGGCGGTGCGCCTGGGGCTTCAGGTAACGGTGGCGGTGGCGGTGCTGGTGGATACCGAACCAGCGCAGGAACTTCTGGTGCTAACTCAAGTGCTGAATCTTCATTGACACTTACTGCCTCAACAAATTACACCGTAACAGTAGGAGCTGGTGGCGCGGTTGCAGCAGGCTATCCGCAAACTGGCGTAAACGGCAGCGATAGTGTTTTTACAACCATCACAAGTCTTGGTGGGGGGCATGGTTCAAGCACAGGGGCTAATGGTAATTCTGGTGGTTCTGGTGGCGGCGGCGGTGGCGCTGTAACTACTGGCGGCTCTGGAACCTCACTACAAGGCTTAGCTGGTGGTAATGGTGCAACAGTAAGCGGTCAAAATCCCGCTGGTGGCGGTGGTGGTGCTGGTGTAGCTGGTGGTGGTGGCTCTGGCTCTGTCGGTGGTGGTGGCGGTAACGGGCTGGCTTCTAGTATCACTGGTAGTTCAGTTACTAGAGCTGGTGGTGGAGCTGGTGGTGTTCAAAGTAGGTCATTTAGTTCAGGTGGCACAG